TCATTAGCTCTTTTTCTTATAAATTGTTTTAAGTCAAATGATCTCATACCTTCAATATCACCCATTTCAAACATCTTGTCTATATACTTTTCTTCTAGCTCAACCATAGTCTTAGCAGCTAAATATATATCTTCTTTACAAGCATCTAGTAAGCTATTGTCTTCTTCGCACATATGTCTAAACAACTGACAACCCATTTTACTGTGTAAGCTTTCGTCTCTTACAGACCATTTCATTTGTTGCCCGATGCCTTTAAGTAAATTGCGTAACTGAAAAGAATAAAGTACAGCAAAGGCACTATATAAGCTAACGCCTTCTGCAAAAGCAGAGAAGATAGCAAGGGAGGTTCCGATACCCACAGCATTGTTGCCATCATAAGCAACCAAGTTATCAAAACGATCGGCTGTCGCAGGTTCGTGTAAAAACGCTTCATAGTTTTCTAGTTTTAAAGTTTCATTTAAATAGCTATAAGCTACAGCATGAATTGTTTCTTGTGATCCAAACATCATAGCCATTTGTTGTATCTCATGTTTAGGAAACCAACCAACTACTTTTTGTGTCCAGTAATCACTTACAGCACATTCAGTCTGAGCAAAGCCTAATAGTATATTACCTACTAAGTGTTTTTCTTCTTTAGTTAATTTTTCGTTCCAGTCTTTTACATCACCCGACATAGGTATTTCTGTATGTAACCAAAACGCCTGAGCTTGTTTTAACCAACCTTCTGTATAGTACTCAGGATACTCAAAAGGTTTATACGGTATTCTGTTATCAAATAATCCCATTAGTTGTCGTGTATTTCTAGTGATATGTCAACAAAAGGTATATATAAAACATAAGTTGTTTGATCTGGCTCTTCGTATGTTCTTACACCAAAACATATTCCAGGGTAAAAACCTATACTTAAAGTCCAGTTTTTTATTTCTTTATCCATTTATTGTTTTTTTATTAATTACTATAGGTGAACCATCTTTGTGAGATGATACAAAATAAACCACATCGTTTTCCTCTACTATAACGTCACTAACATCTTTAAATGTTTTAGGATAATTTGTTACAGCATATTCTTTTATTTTATCCATAAACTTTTATATTATATTTATCTTGTTGTTCTACTAATTCTTTATATTTAATTTTATTTCTCATTTCAAAGCTCCATTTCCACCATTTGTCGATTTGACGCTCTCTGTATTTACATCTTGCTAAGTGTTTTGCTTGAGCAGGATTAATCTTATTGTTTCGTCGCATTCTTTTTGATTTTGTGGTTTGTATAATGTCCAGTTAACTGGTTGTTGAGTTATAAAATTGTTTTCTATTAGTAATCTTTTAAATAGTTTCCAACGTAGTGGAAATGATTCATTAGCTCTACCTTTAGTTTCAATAATAAAATCTTTACCTATAAAATCAGGTGTATACTTTATATTAAGTATTTTTTTATTACCTCTATTTTTATACTCTCCTTTACCGTTGCTTTGTCTTTCTATAGACTCTAGGTTAAACTCAAATGATGGTATTAATTGAAACGTTTGTCCCTCGTATTTAGCTTTTATTTTAGCTTTTTTTAAAGCCATATACATATATCGCTCTAAACCTGAGGCAAACTTAATACCATCGTAAGTTATTTTCTTTGATTGTACTGGACCTTTTTTACGTTTAAAAGATCGTTTCATCGTATATGTTTATATCATTTATGTTTTCATTTACTCTTCTAGCTTTAGCATATATAGCTTCTTCAATTTCATCACGTAAACAATGTCTAGCTGATTCAAGATATAGTATTGCATCCATTAATTCTTCTTGTACGTCAACAATAAATCTACCTAGATCTTTCTTTTGACCTTCAATTTCTTGCATCATTGTAGCGCCATATTTCTTCTGACCTATTAAGCTACGTTCGTCCATCTTCCTTAGTACGTTTTGTACTATCTTATCTTGTGTTTTAATCTGCATCTTTTACGAATGTTCCGTTAATCATTTTACCTGTTCTTGCTGCTATAACTTTGTAAGCTTCATCAATACAGTATTCTATATCATATCCTTGTAAGTGAGCTAAATTTGTAAGTACTACAACCATATCACCTATTGCATCTACAATTTCTGGCTGATCATTTTTAAGTAATGCTTTAGCAAGCTCACCAGCTTCTTCTTGTAGCTTAACATATTGCGTATGTGGATTACCTTGTTGGTATAAACCTCTTGTTGCTGCCCAGTCTCTTATAAGATCAAATCTTTCATCTGTTTTTACAGGCGTGTGATCTGTATTGTAATAGGCCTCATAAAAAGCTTTGTTGTAGATATAAGATCTGTCATTGTTAAACATAGATGTTTTAACATTTTGCATAATCCATGGTATGTTCTTTTCTGTTATTTCAAACTGGCCGAACTCTGTTTGCCATTTTAAACCTACGTTATCCATCAGTTGTCCTTTTAATTTATTAACCGGACACGGGAAAGTTGAGGTCTGCTCTGTAGCGTTTATTTTCATTTTATTAAAGTTTAGATTTTTATATTTTTTTAAATCAACCTTATAGCCATAAGACTTTTGAAGTTCTATTTCACGGTCTGATATATAATCTATATCGTCTGACTGTTCAAGAACTTCATACTCTGTCTCCTTATAGCCTTGCATAAGGGTTACTCTGTGGTTAAGATTACGTGTTACGCCTATCTTTTTACCTGGTATGTGGTATAAATAATACATATTTTAAAGTTTGTTATTATATAAATGTAAATTGTGTGCAAAGTGGTAATAAGTACCTATTTCAATAGACAGTCTCTTAGCAATCATTTGTTGTAACATTGAGAATTGATATTGATCATTACAGAAACCGTACCAGATGTCATTAGAACGCATCAGAACTGACATGTTTAACTTATTATCTAGTATTGTAAACTGTACTGCATAAGTACACGGTGTGTCTTTTCTATATGATCCCCACTCTTTGGCATCATATATACTTATTGCCGCGTGTCTTGTGTTTTTATTCTGTCTAAGTTTAGCACATACATAATCTATTTGATTATTACGTTTCCACTGATAACCATAGTTAGAATTAACGTTACGATTACTGTCTGCCATCTTTTCCCATATCGGTGGTATCTTGCCATATATTTGACCGAGCTTATCTATACTACGATCACCTGACTTATACCACTCCCATTCTGCTTCAGCATATTCTAAGCTCCACTTACGTTCTTTATTTGTAATGTGGTTATCCATAGGGTTTGCAATTGTAAAACCTATATTGAATAAAGCTTTAGTATCATCAAAGTCTACACCATCAATTAATATTCTATTAAGTTGATAAGCATAAGCTTCGTTTGCGTTTTTAAATAGTGTTCTTGCCATATTTATTGTAATAGTATTTGTAATAATTAAATATTTGTTCCCATAAATCCTTTTTAGTGTGAACGTGTGGAGATCTGTTTTTTCTGCCGTTTATTTCTATGTCTATGTACCATTCATATGTGCTTTTAGCAAATGGTGATATTTTTATTCCATTGTTTATACACCATCTCATATGTTCTCGTTGTTTTGACGTAGCCATAAAATGACCCATGTTAATTTTTCTTACTCCCACGGCATTGCTTCGTTTTCATTTACAGCATTTACATGAGGAACAAAACAACCAGATCTTGGTTCCCACGTGAAATGAGCTTCAGCTCCGTTTTCACCTAAGTTTTGGAACTTAACTTTTAGTATCTTTGCTTTAACGGTTTTTTCTTCATAGTTCCTGTGAACTAATATACCGTGATAACTAGCATCATACCATTCACCACCACCTTTTATGTTATACATTGTTGGCTCTTCCATTCTACCGTCTTTGTCTTTGTACATCTTTGTAGGATGCGCAACTACAAATACAAGTACATCATATTTTTTAGCAAACGTTTCTATCTTAGTTAGATATTCCATTGTGTAACGATTAACATCTTCTGTCTTACAGTCTACATCTCTAACTTTATTAAAAGGATCAATGACTAAGCATTTAATACCTTTACGTTTTACTAGCTCAGCACCTTTGCGTAATACAGACTCTAACGTATAACGTTCCATATCAATAAAGAAATAATTATCATTAACATGGTTAGCAACTTGATTCCATTTGTCTCCGTGTATATCCTTAGACGATGGCATACCTTGCCAAGTTTTACGCATTATCTTATGAGCGTGTAAATATGTCGGAGCATTTTCAGGTGATGCAAACGCTGTTTTCCAACCATAGTTGTTATTATAACCTACAACCATCTGGTCAACAAAATCAGACTTACCGCTACTAGGTATCCCAGTAACAGTGATAAACTGACCGGTATA